CGTATGCAAACAGAAAAGAGGAAGGTGTTGCTCTAACTCAAAAAGGGCGGTATGGACAAGTCGGGTAAGGCTCCCATCATGGGACGTATAACACTTGGTAGGAGTATGGCGCAGTTCAGTTGCAAACTGTCTTGCAACCCCGATTTGTGGAGTCCTCGTGAGAGTAGAATGAGTGGCAAGAGCCGTGAGGCAGTGGAAGTGAACGGCAGGCTGGAAAGTCTGCTGCTATCCGTCCAAACAGCCTATCAATCTCTGCTATCCAAAGGTTGCCCATTTGATGCAACTGATGTAAAGGAAGTATTTCAAGGAAGCGTTCAATCTAAATGTATGCTTATTGAAAGAATGGATAGGCTCATCAAAGAGAAAGAAAACCATATCGGCATTGACATCAAGGAGGGAAGTATATTTGGCTACTATTCCACTCGTACCCATTTGCAGAACTTTATACAAAAGAGGTATAATGTTTCTGATTTGGCATTTTCACAGCTTACTGAGCAATTCATATACGACTTCCAACAATACTTTATGGATACTTGTGGGTTTCAGGAAAGTACGTTCTATAATGCCGCTACCCATCTGAAAACGGTGTGTAGATTGGCTTATCGTGAAGGATTAGCCGATATTTTGTTGTTTGACAAAATCAAGGTAAGCAAAGGCGACAAGAAACTTCCCAAAGCACTTGACAGGTGTTCGCTTGACAGACTAATGAATATAGAGTTTGAAGAGCTGGAGGAGGAAATGGGAACCGCAAGGGACTTGTTTGTCTTTGCTTGCCATACGGGTGCTGCCTATTGCGATTTGATGGAGTTAAGCAGATTGTATCTTGTCCGTGATGATGAGGGAAGTCTTTGGCTGAAGTTCAACAGGCAGAAGACAGGCGTACTTTGCCGTATCAAGTTGTTGCCCGAAGCCATCAGAATAATAGAGAAGTACAAGAGCGATGAAAGGGAAAGCCTATTGCCACAGATGAAATATGCCACCTATCAATCGTATCTTAAAGCATTGCGCCTAAGAGCAGGCATAGCCTTTCCCTTTACCACGCATACGGCAAGGCATACCTTTGCCACGCTCATTACCCTTGAACAAGGAGTACCGATAGAAACGGTGAGCAAGATGTTGGGGCATAGTAACGTGAGTATGACCGAACGGTACGCAAAGGTTACGCCACAGAAGCTGTTTGTGGAGTTTGAGCGTTTCCTTTCTTTCACGGAGGATATGCAGATGAGTATTTAGCAATAGTAGTATTAAAACTAAAATCATGATGAGAAGTACATTCAAGACACTGTTTTATATCAACAGACAAAAGACCAAAGCAAATGGTCTTACCTCCATACTCTGCCGTATCACGATAGATGGCAAGAACTCTGTCATTACTACAAACGAAGAATGTAAGCCTGCGGAGTGGAATGCCAAGCAAGGAATAACTACAGATAAGAAAACAAACCTTCGCCTGCAATCATTCAGAGAACTTGTAGAAAAGACCTATCAGGAACTGCTTTTAAAAGACGGAGTGATAAGTGCTGAACTGCTTAAAAACAGATTGCAGGGCATTGCAACTTCTCCCACCACTTTGTTGGAGCTTAGCAATGCAGAACTACAATCGGTAAAGGAAGGTGTGGGAAAATCAAAGGCAGAAGGTACATACACTAACCTTTGCTATGCTAACAGGATGCTGTGCGAGTTTATAAAGGACTTAGGTAGTACGGATATAGAAATCCGAAGTATAACGGAGGAACTGTTTGAAGAATACCGCTTCTTTCTTAAAAAGAAAGGGTTGAAAGGTTCTTCTATCAACAATTATCTTTGTTGGCTGAGCCGTTTGATGTTCCGTGCGGTAAGCCAGCGCATCATTCGTTATAATCCATTTGAGCATGCAGAATATGAAAAGGTGGAAAAGACAATTCGTTTTCTTAGCAAGAGTTATGTAGCAAACCTAATGGCAATGAAGATGTGTGATAGCGATGCCGAACTTGCAAGGCGGATGTTCATCTTCTCCTGTTTCACAGGTTTAGCTATTGCAGATATGGAACACTTGACATCTGGACATATCAAGAGCGCAGCGGACGGGCAGATGTATATAAGAAAGGAGCGTCAGAAGACCAAGGTGGAGTCCATTGTGCCGTTACACCCCATTGCCAAGACGATTATCGCGCAACAAAGGCAGCTACAAGCGGTGAAAGAAGAAGGCAATAATACGGATATGGATAACCGTCTTATCTTTCAACCTTGTTGCAGTAGAAGTGTGTTAGCAGCGAAGTTAAGCATCGTAGGCAAGGCTTGTGGTATCAAACAACGTCTGTCCTATCATATGGGAAGACATACCTTCGGAACGATGTGTCTAAGTGCAGGTATTCCCATTGAGAGCATCGCCAAGATGATGGGACACGCATCAATTGCAAGTACGCAGATTTATGCGCAGGTAACGGACTGCAAGATCTCGGAGGATATGGACAGACTCATCGCCAAACACTAGGAAAAGAACAAAGAGGATGATAAGGTAACGGTAAAGGAAACTATTACCATAGGGACAATGGCTATTGCCAACACAAGCAGAAACAAAAGCATGGAGAAAACGGCATGAATACGGAAGATGGAATAAAGACCAAGACTGCAATCCGTCTGAACACGGGGCGCAGCTACTTCGAGTGGGGAAATGGTATGCAGGTTATCCGCAGGGGAAAAGGCGAAGTAGCCATGACCGAGGGCGAGCTTGCAAGGTTCTTCGGAGTTACATGGAGAAAAGTCAATGGCAGACTTCGGGCGATAACCGAAGATTCCGTCTTGTCTCCAGATGAAAGGGATGCAGGTGAAAGGAAGATTGTCACAGATAAGAAGGTAAGGGGCTACGCACCGCTTTACCCACTACCGACAATCATCGCCCTTTCCTTTCAACTTGACTGCGTAGAAGCCCACCTATTCAGAAGGCATGTGTGCAGTGAGTTGATGCGTCCAAGGAACGCACTTACCCCAATCATCATATATGGCAAGGATGTCAATAACTGAATAATGTATCAATCCTTTTTCTTTCACTGTTGTCTTACTACATCACTACAACACAAGATAATACGGTGAAAGAGAAAGGAATACGTTGTAGCTGATGGTTACTTGTGCATATTACTACGACACGACTACGTACTATACGTTGTCAAACAAAAGTGCACAACTGCAAATGTAGTTATTTACTCTTATATTTCATTGTTATATTATTAAAAATTCTTTTGTTGATTGAATTTTGCTTTATTATTTCTCTTATCTTTTTGATTTTCTCCCCTTACCCTAAATATACGTCTTTGGGTGTAAGATTATCTAACGATTCATGAAACCTTCTCTCATTATAATATTTCACCCACCCATCGATAGCATTTTCCAATTCAGAGGGACAAAAATAATGATTTAGCTTAATCACATTTTTCATCGATCTGTGATATCGTTCTATCTTTCTCTGCGTCTGCAAGGGTTTGCCATGGATATGCTTGATATTATATTCCTTACAGAGATACTGTTTGAGAGAGGAAGCAATATAACATGGTCCATTATCTGATAACAGACAAGGAGGATTCTGGAATGTAACTCCTGCCTTCTCAATTGCTTTATCTATAGTTCTGGATACATCATCAGAAGTCATACTCGGACATAACTCCCAATGGATAATATACCTGCTGTAGTCATCAATTACCGTAGAGAGATAATACCAGCCCCAATCCTTGACTTTGAAATAGGTAAAATCGGTCTGCCACATCTCATTAGCGAATTTAGTCTTATGATGGAACTCATCAGCTGCAAAGATAAAATCATGCTCCATACGTTCCAATAGATCTCTTTCGTGTAATATACGATAAAAGCTTGACTCTGAAACAAATATCTGACTCTCTTCCAATAAAAGAACTGACAATTCCCTAGGGGTGAGCTCCGGGTGCTCTAAAGAAAGTTCAACCACTATTTGTCGAATATTATCAGGTATGCGGGTTTCACGTTGTCGGTGCTCTACAATGTGTTGCTCTGAGAGCATTCAAACCTCCTATAGCATATTTCTTATACCAATTATAAAAGGTACGCCTTGGGATTCCTAAACGCTTAAGTGCCTGAACAATACTTAACTCTGAACGCTTTATTGGTGAAAAATTCCACCAAAAGAGGTTATTTTGTCAGATTTTATTGCTACCTCTGTCATGTCAGTTGGTTTATTGTTTTACATGTTTGGTAGCACTAAGATAAGTGAATTTTCTGACATACGCAAGTGTTTGAATACTTCTATGTATCAGGCACTTGCATTTCTTGCAAGCAAAAACGCTGCGGAAGTAAGGAATATCAAAAATCCGATTCACGTATATAAGTGCATAGAGGAGAATGTTGACGATGTTGCAAATATCAAATGGTACCCTTATTCCTCATTGGTGAAGAATGGCAAGCCAGATATGGGTAAGATAGGCCAAATAGGATTCGAATGTTATGAAGCAAACTTTCACTATGATGGCTCAACGAAGCTGCCATCACTTGAAAAAATGATGATGGTATTACGCAAATCACCAGATTGTCAGATTGATATATCGGAAGTAACCGAAAAGGAGATAATCAACGAGTATAAGTTCATTGTGAGCTTAAAAAAGCAAGCTGATTAGGGTTAAATATCAAAAATCTGTAGGAAAATAAACAATAAATGAGTATTTTTGCCGTTTTAATAGAAGAAATTCAGCTGAGATTATGAGCGTTAAACAAATACCCAATAGATTAAAAGCCGCATTAGCAGATAATCACAAGACAAGCAAATGGCTTGCTGATCAATTAGGAAAATCAGACATGACGGTTTCCAGATGGTGTACTAACCGCTCACAACCTTCTGTCCACCAATTGATAGAGATAGCTAATCTCTTAGATGTTGATGTATCAGAACTGCTTAATAAAACAAAATAATTAACGTATGAAGTACAGATTTATAGATTTGTTTGCAGGTGCTGGTGGGCTATCAGAAGGTTTTATCAGAGCTGGTTATGAACCCATAGCACATATTGAGATGGATCACTATGCTTGTGATTCATTGAAAACTCGTGCAGCATTTCATTATTTAAAGGAGAACGGAAAACTTGAAATATACGAAGAATACCTCAAAAATAAGAAGGAAAAGACAGATGGAAGTTGGCTTTGGAATAAAGTTCCTAAATCTGTGATTGACTCTGTAATTCAAGAAGCTATAGGGAAAGAAACATTGCCAAGCCTTTTTGAAAGAGTTGACAAGCTTTGTAATGGGACGCCCGTTGATATGATAATTGGAGGTCCACCGTGCCAAGCATATTCTGTCGCTGGCCGTGCCAGATTAGGAAAGAAAATAGAAGAAGACCCTCGTAATGACTTATATAAATTCTATGTAGCGTTCCTTAAGCGCTATAAGCCCAAAATGTTTGTATTTGAAAATGTTTTGGGAATTCTTACTGCTAAAGGTGGAGAGCCATTTAGGGATCTTATTCGATTGGTGCGTGAGTTGGATTACAATATAGATTTTCGTGAACAGATAGCATCACAGCATGGCGTTTTACAAAAACGTCATAGGGTCATTATTGTTGGTTGGCAAAATAAAAGAGACACACAAGAAGATACCTCGTATCACTATCCGTACCTTCTTGAAGAGCAAATACCATACAAAATAATGAGGGATTTGTTTTGTGATTTGCCTATAATCAAAGCTGGTGAAGGTACACTTTGTGGAATTGTTCATTACACAAAGCCTTTAAACGATATGGAATACCTTAAAAAATCAGGAATTAGAGGAGTCTTGAGCTTTACCACTCAGCACATTGCACGTCCTAACAATCCTACAGACAGAGAAATCTATAAGCAAGCGGTTGAACAATGGAATGAAGGGAAACGTTTACGGTATGATAAGCTTGACCCTTCACTACAAAAACATAAAAATACGCAGACATTCTTAAATAGGTTTTGTGTGGTAGATCCTAACGGGGTATGTCACACCGTTGTAGCGCATATCGCTATGGATGGACA